ATGCAAGTGCTTTCTCTACCTCCATCTTTCATTTGGGGATTTCTCCTTTCAACTTGTTCAGCCAGTCAGTTCTGTGGGTTCTTTCAAGCCCTGTCTCAAAGTCCAAATAAGTAATACAAAACACAGTGCATACCATGATCAAACACAGCGAGAGGAGGTGGCAAGGATGGCAAAGGCTGCAAGATCATCTGAGAAAGTGCCTAAATCCCGTGCGGCTCTTACTCCTGAAGCAAGAGAGAAGCAACTGATCGCCTTAGCCATTGATGTTGCCGAAGAGCAAATGCGCAACGGCACTGCTTCCTCTCAGGTGATTTCCCATTTTCTGAAACTCGGCTCCACCAGAGCCCAGATCGAAAAAGAATTGCTTGAGAAACAGAGGGATCTTGCCGCGGCAAAGGCCGAAGCAATCGAGTCCTCCGCCAAGATGGAGGATCTGTACCTCAAGGCGGCCAAGGCTATGAAGAGCTATCAGGGGCAGGAGGACGAAGAGGATGAATATTAAAAGCTATTCAGAGCTTGTTCTTCTTCCAACCTTTGAAGATCGCTTTGAGTATCTTCGGCTTGACGGCATCGTCGGCGAAACGACTTTCGGCTTCGACCGTTATATGAACCAGGTCTTTTACAGGTCGCTGGAATGGAAGAAGATCCGAGACGCGGTGATTGCAAGAGATCTTGGCTGCGACCTTGGCATCGAAGGTCATGAGATATTTGGTCGAGTCATCATTCATCATCTGAACCCGATTCGGCAGAGAGATCTTCTGGAACGGACAGACATTCTGCTCGACCCTGAGTATCTCATCACAACGACCCATGAGACGCATCAGGCAATTCACTACGGTGACAAAAATCTGTTGCTCACCGAACCACCGCAGCGGACAAGGAATGATACCTGTCCCTGGAAACATTAAACCAAAGGAGGAACCGACTATGCAGAATAATCCTCGCAAGCAGGACATCATTCAGGAGCTTCGCGGTAAGCGTCAGGATGTGACGGAACTCTGCACTGAGGCAGAAGCGGTCAATGAGCCGAACACTGGCTCCGGTATTGTTACGGACTGTCTCTATCTGAATGTGCGTAAACTGCCCGATATCAACGCAGATGTTGCGGTCGTCATTGACGCGCTGACGCTGGTATGCGTTGACTTGGATGCGTCCACGGAAGACTTTTACAAAGTTCGCACTTCTGATGGGGTCGAGGGCTTTTGTATGAGAAAGTACATTGCCCTTTCCAAGTAAGGAGTGCATCTATGGATACGACTGAAAGCATCCTGACATCAGTGAAGAAGCTTCTCGGAATTGACGAGAGTTACACTCACTTTGACGCCGATCTTATCATGCACATCAACTCCGTCTTTTCCATTCTTGGACAGATGGGAGTTGGCCCAAAGAAAGGTTTTGCCATTTCAGGGGCTGATGAAAAGTGGTCTGACTTTCTGGAGGATGACCCCGGTCGGCTTGCCCTTGTAAAATCTTATATGCACCTTAAAGTTCGGCTGCTTTTCGACCTGCCTACCGCTTCCTCTGCTGTTGACGCGATGAACCGTCAGATCAGCGAGTTTGAGTGGCGGCTTTTCGTGGCGGCCGATAATGCTGCAAGAGAGGAGGAAAGTCAAAATGGATGAACTTTGCCACTATGGTATCAAAGGCCAGAAATGGGGCGTTCGCCGTTTCCAGAATTCAGACGGCAGTTACACTTCTGAGGGAAAACGCCGCGCTCAGCAGCAGGAGAAGAAAGATCCTGTGAAAGAGATGAAAGATGAAGACCTTAGAAAGGCAATCAATCGGTTATCTCTGGAAAACAAATATAAGGATCTGACGAAAAAGCCGGCCCCGCCCTCCAAGCTTGAGTCGACCAAGAAAGCTGTGGATGCTACTTCCGAACTTGTCAATCGGGCGAAGAAGATGGATCAGGACAGCCGCAAGGCTACGAAGAAAGAGCGGATGGACTTGAGCAAGAAGACCGACAAGGAGCTTCGCGACCAGATCAACCGCGAGCTTTTGGAACGGCAGTACAACGATCTGTTTGCCAAGGAGTCGGTGTCCAAAGGCCGCCGCTATCTTTCCGATGTGCTTGACAACGCAGGAACGGTTTTGGCTGTCGGCAGCTCGGCTCTGAGCATTGCCCTCGCAATTCAGCAGTTGCAGAAGAAGGCGGGGTAATACTGAATGGCCCTGTCGAATACTGCTGTTCCCCGGTATTACGGGAAATTTCGTGAAGCGGTGATTCGGGGTGAGATCCCTGTCTGCAAAGAGATTTCGATGGAGATGAACCGGATCGACGATCTGATCGCAAATCCAGGAATCTATTACGATGATAAAGCCGTTGAGGGCTGGATCAAGTATTGCGAGGCAGAGATGACTCTGACGGATGGTTCCGATCTTCACCTCCTTGACAGCTTCAAGCTGTGGGGCGAGCAGGTATTCGGCTGGTATTACTTTGTGGAGCGCACGGTCTACGAGCCGAACGCGGACGGACGAGGCGGGCACTATGTCAAGAAGATGATCAAGAAGCGGCTTGTGAACAAGCAATACCTGATCGTCGGACGAGGTGCCGCTAAGTCGATCTATGATTCGTGCATCCAATCATTCTTTGAGAATGTGGACACAAGTACGACCCATCAGATCACGACGGCTCCGACCATGAAGCTGGCCGAAGAGGTTATGTCACCGATTCGCACCGCCATCACAAGAGCTCGCGGCCCCGTATTCCAATTTCTAACCCAAGGCTCACTCCAGAACACGACCGGTTCACAGGCCAACCGCGTCAAGTTGGCTTCGACCAAGAAAGGCATTGAGAACTTTCTGACCGGCTCTCTCATTGAGATCCGTCCCATGTCGATCAACAAGCTGCAAGGTCTTCGATGCAAGATCGCAACCGTAGACGAGTGGCTCTCCGGTGACATTCGCGAGGATGTTATCGGCGCTATCGAGCAGGGCGCTTCCAAGGTGGACGACTATCTGATCGTGGCCACCAGTTCGGAGGGTACTGTTCGTAACGGCGCCGGCGATACCATCAAAATGGAGCTTATGAGCATTCTCAAAGGGGATTATCCAAACCCGCATGTTTCGATCTGGTGGTACAAGCTCGACTCTGTCGACGAGGTCGGCTATCCGGAGATGTGGATGAAGGCGAACCCGAACATCGGAAAGACGGTAAGTTACGAGACTTATCAGCTTGATGTGGAACGCGCCGAGAAAGCGCCTGCCGCAAGGAATGATATTCTTGCCAAGCGTTTCGGACTGCCGATGGAGGGTTATACCTATTACTTCACCTACGAAGAGACGCTGCCGCATCGCAAACGCGATTACTGGCAGATGGCCTGCGCGCTGGGCGGAGACCTTTCTCAGGGTGACGACTTCTGTTCGTTCACCTTTTTGTTCCCGCTGCGTAATGGTTCCTTTGGCGTGAAGACCAGAAACTACATTACTTCCAGAACGCTGAATAAGCTGCCCGCTGCTATGCGTAATAAGTATGAGCAGTTTATGGATGAGGGTAGTCTTGTCGTTTTGGATGGAACGGTTCTAGACCCGATGCAGGTCTATGAGGACTTGGACGAGTACATCGTTGCGTGTGGGTATGATGTTCGCTGCTTTGGCTATGACCCATACAATGCCAAGGAGTTTGTGGAACGCTGGGCGGCTGAGAACGGCCCGTTCGGCATTGAGAAAGTCATTCAGGGCGCGAAGACGGAGTCTGTTCCATTGGGTGAGTTGAAGAAGCTGGCCGAAGACCGGATGCTCCTCTTCGATGAAGAGTTGATGACCTATGCTATGGGTAACTGCATCGCCATGGAAGATACCAACGGAAACCGGAAGCTGATGAAGAAGCGGTACGAGCAGAAAATCGACGCTGTGTCGGCTATGATGGATGCCTATATCGCTTACAAGCGGAATCCGGAAGCATTTGAATAAGAGAGGAGGATGTCATGGATTACCTTGACAAGCCCGACCCGCAAACTTTTATCGCTCACCATGGTATCAAAGGCCAGAAATGGGGTGTTCGCCGTTTCCAGAATGAAGACGGTAGCTTGACAAAGGCGGGAAAAGAGCGATACAATGAACAAAACAGCCCCAATTCGAGTGATAACTCCGAGAACCAAAAGTTTCATTTGACTGAAAAGCAGAAGAAATATTGCAAAACCGTTGCGATTGCCACAGGAGCTGCTTTGGTCGTTTATGCTGGCTTTAAGCTCGCAGATAGCGGTGAATTGAATAGACTCTGTGAAAAGGCAAAAGAGTTGAGCCTTGGCGCTGACTACAAAAGCTTTTCAAGAAACGATTCTTTTACAGGTGAGATGAGCGTATCGCAAGTAAAAGAGAAGTTCCTTAATCGCATTAACCCCGAATATGGCAATTCTCTCGGAAGTTTCATGAATTGTAGGCGGTGTACTTTTGCCTATGAGCTTTCAAGGCGTGGCTATGATGTGCAGGCGACTAAAACTCTTATTGGAACTGGTCAGGACGCCAACGGAATGAATCAAATGCTGTTTGTGCCACGGTTCACGAAAAAAGAATACAAGGAAGCTTTGAATGCGTACACTCATGATTCTTCCATCTATGCCGCTAATAACTTTATAAAAAGGCTTACTGGTGGTTTTTCAGAGGACATACATCTTTCTAAGAAAAATGCCATCAGGGATGTGTATGACGCATTTAGTAAAATGCCTAATTCTGCAAGAGGCGAGTTATCCGTAACGTGGAAGGGGCATAATGGCGGCCATAGTCTTGCTTGGGAGGTCATCAATAATAAGCCTGTTATTTTTGATTTCCAGACCCATAAGGTATATGAGACACCTGATAAGTTTTCTGAAATTGCCAACATGTTCGACGGGCTTGGTACCGCTACATTATGCCGACTTGATGATAAGGACTTAAATCTCGATCTTCTTCGGCGATGGGTAAAGCATAGCTAAAATTCTGGAGGTCTGATGATGAAAGAGCAAAGGTTTGATAAACAACAGCTTAAGTCCGCAATCAAGTTTAAGCCAACAAATATGCTTTTGGAAGAGTTTATTTCCGATTACTTTAAGCGACACCCAGAAGCAAAGCATACCAGTCAAGCTGAGAGAAGATTGAAACGAAAGTTCTATTTGTCTATGCTGAAACGGAATTTTTTACGCAAATCTTCGAGCAGTTTAGATAATTAAATCATTTACCATGCTCCGCAGACTTTGAACGGTCTGCGGAATTTTTTATGCCATGAAGGAGGTGATGAGTTCCGAATGGAAATGACAGTTGCCACGCGGCTAAAGCACGCATGGAATACATTCATGAACCGAGATTCTTATGTTTCTCGGATGTCGATTGGGCCGAGTTACGGTTATCGACCCGACCGTCCACTCTTCAGCCGTGGAAATGAGCGTTCGATCATTACCTCGGTCTATAACCGTATTGCGCTGGATGTCTCATCTATGACCGTTCAGCATGTGCGACTGGATGGCAGCGACCGATTCAAGGAGGTCATCGAGAGCGGGCTTAATAACTGTTTAACGGTAGAAGCCAATGTTGACCAGACCGGAAGGGCCTTTATGCAGGACATTGTTATGTCGATGCTGGACGAGGGCTGCGTTGCTATCATCCCTGTCGATACAAACTTTGATCCTGAGAAAACCGGCGGCATTGACATCGAAACGATGCGGACCGGCAAGATTCTTGAATGGTTCCCGCAGCATGTAAAGGTTCGCGTCTACAATGACCAGCGCGGTGAGAAAGAGGATATTCTTGTCCCCAAGAGTACCGTCGGCATTGTGGAGAATCCTTTCTATGCTGTCATGAATGAACCGAACTCTACGATGCAGCGGCTTATCCGAAAGCTGAACCTGCTGGACGCCATTGACGAGCAGAACAGTTCCGGAAAGCTGAACCTCATCATTCAGTTGCCGTATGTCATCAAGACAGAAGCACGTCGTCAACAGGCGGAATTGCGCCGACAAGATATCGAGAACCAGTTAGCCAGCTCCAAATACGGTGTTGCATACACTGACGGAACTGAGCATGTGGTCCAACTGAATCGCCCCGTCGAGAACAACCTGATGTCCCAGATCGAATACCTAACGAGTATGCTTTACAGCCAGTTAGGTTTGACCCAGGGCATTCTGGATGGCTCTGCCGACGATAAGACGATGCAGAACTACCTGACTCGAATCGTTGAGCCAATCCTCTCTGCCATTGTTGATGAGATCAAGAGGAAATTCCTCACCAAAACTGCTCGGTCGCAAAAGCAGTCCATCCTGTTCTTCCGAGATCCCTTCAAGCTGGTGCCTGTCGATAAGATCGCTGAGATGACTGACAAGTTCACCCGCAACGAGGTCATGACCTCGAATGAGATCCGGCAGAAGATCGGCATGAAGCCTTCTTCCGACCCAAAGGCGGACGAGCTGCGCAACAGCAATCTGAGCGCACCGGCGGAAAGCACGCCGGCATCAACACCGAAGGAGGACAACAATCAAAATGGAGAAGAAACTTAAGTACGACTTCAGCGGCTGGGCGACGCGCAATGACCTTGTGTGCAGTGATGGCCGCACCATTCGCCGTGATGCGTTTGCGCATTGCGACGGAAAGACCGTCCCCCTCGTATGGAATCACCAGCATGACGACCCGACCAATATTCTGGGCCATGCGCTGCTGGAAAACCGCGAGGATGGCGTTTACGCTTACTGCACATTCAACGAAACTGCTGCCGGTAAGGCTGCTAAGCTGATCGTGCAGCATGGAGATGTGGATTCCCTGTCCATCTATGCCAACGGCCTGAAGCAGCAGGGCGGAAATGTGATGCACGGTGACATCAAGGAGCTGAGCCTTGTGGTTGCCGGTGCAAATCCCGGAGCATTCATCGACTTTGTCGATCTTGCTCATGGAGAGGGCGCTGAGCAGGAAGTTATCTTCTGTGCCAACGAACCTATCACGCTCGCCCATGCAGATGAAGGCAAAGCTGATGACTCTGCCGATGACGGCAAGAAGTCCGCTGATGGCGACAAGAAAGACACCGGAGACGGCGACACCGTTGAAGATGTCATCAACAGCCTGACCGAAAAGCAGAAGACCGTTGTGGTTGCTCTGCTCGCCAATGCTATGGCCCACAGCGATTCTGACGACGATGATGGCGAAGAGAAGAAGGACGACGGCCACATCGAACATTCTGACAAATCCGAAGGAGGAGACAAGACTATGAAACACAATGTTTTCGAGAAGCCTGAGGACAATCAGGCGACCACCCTGAGCCATTCCGCTCAGACTGAGATCATCGCCAGCGCCAAGCTCAAGAGCGTTGGCACTCTTCAGGGGGCTATGAAGCTCTACGCCGAGCAGCATAACGATACTCTGAAGCACGGTATCGACGACATCGAGGCCCTGTTCCCCGAGTATAAGGATCTGCGCACCGGCGCTCCTGAGCTCATCACCCGTGACCAGGGCTGGGTCAATGTGGTCATGAACAAGGTCCACAAGAGCCCTATCAGCCGTATCCGTACCCGCAACATGGATGCCCGCGGCGATGATATCCGCGCGCATGGTTACCAGAAGGGCAAGAAGAAGGTTCCTTCCGGCAACATGAAGCTGATGAAGCGCACCACCGATCCGCAGACCATCTACATCACTGACTCCATGCACCGCGATGACATCATCGACATCACCGATTTCGATGTGGTCGAGTACCAGTACGGTGTGATGCGTCAGACGCTGCTGGAAGAGGTCGCTACCGCTATCCTGATCGGTGACGGTCGCGATGAGGCGGATGAGCACAAGATCTCTGAGGAGCATGTCCGTTCTATCTGGAATGACGACGATCTCTACACCATTCACTATGATGTGGACATCGAGGCTGCCCGCAATGAGCTTCAGGGTACCGGCACCGCTTCCCGTTTCGGCGAGAACTACATCTACGCCGAGGCGATCATCACGGCTGCCCTTTACTCCCGCGAGAAGTTCAAGGGCACCGGCACTCCCGACTTCTTCTGCACGCCGCATCTGGTGAATGTGATGCTGCTGGCCCGTGACACCAACGGTCGCCGCATCTACAACTCCAAGGCTGATCTGGCTGCCGCGCTGAACATCAACGAGCTGCACACTGCTGAGCAGTTCGAGGGTCTGGCCCGCACCGACAAGACCGGCAAGAAGCATAACCTGCTGGGTATCTTCGTCAACCTGAGCGACTACACCGTCGGCTCTACCAAGGGCGGCGAGATCACCCGCTTCAACCAGTTCGACATCGACTTCAACCAGGAGAAGTACCTGATCGAGACTCGTCTGTCCGGCGCTCTGACCAGACTGTGGTCTGCTATCGCACTGGAAGAGCCCGTGAAGGCCTCTTCCGGCCAGACCGAGGATGCCGGTCACGACGACACCTAAGGGAGAAAATTCAAAATGGCAAAATTTTACGGACCGGTAGGCTATGCTGAAACGGTGGAAACGGCGCCTGGTGTATATGTGGAAAAGATCACGGAGCGGATGTACTTCGGAGACTTGACCCGTAACACCAGGCGTCTTCAGTCATCGGAAACGCTCAATGACGACATCAATGTTGCGAATGAGATCAGCATAGTCGCCGATCCGTTTGCCAACCAGAATTTCCACCGAATGCGGTATGTTGGCTTTATGGGGGCAAATTGGAAGATCTCCAATGTTGAAGTCCATTATCCGAGACTGATCCTGACGATCGGAGGTGTCTACAATGGAGAGACTGCTTCTTCAGAAGACGCTATCTGACATTCTTGGATGCCCCGACCGAGGCGAAAAGTGCCGTGTGTACTTTCAGCCTCCCGCCAGCAAGGAAATGATTTATGACTGCATCGTTTACGAGCGCAGCCGTATTGAACCTACTTTTGCTGACAATCAGCCTTATGCGCTTCACGACCGGTATCAGGTGACTGTGATTTACAGAAATCCTGACAGCGAGATCCCAAGCAAGATCGCGCTTCTTCCGATGTGCAGCCATGAACGCCACTATACCAAAGAAAACCTGAACCATGATGTGTTCAACCTATATTTCTAACCTTACAAGGAGGAAACAGCTATGAAGATCAAATGGGATGAAGTCGGCAAGCGTCTGTATGAGACCGGCGTCGACCACGGCGTCCTGTTCCCGATGGGCGAGGACAATGCATACGGCAAAGGCGTGCCCTGGTATGGCCTGAGCGCCGTTAACGAGAGCCCCTCCGGCGGCGAGCCTAATGCCGTATGGGCGGACAACATCAAGTACCTGAACCTGATGAGTGCCGAGGACTTCGGCGCCACCATCGAGGCTTACACCTATCCCGATGAGTTTGAGGCCTGCAACGGCTGCGCTGAGATTGCCCCGGGTGTCACCATCGCCCAGCAGGATCGCAAGATGTTCGGCTTCTGCTATCGCACGCTGATCGGCAACGATACGGTTGGTACGAACTATGGCTACAAGCTCCATCTGGTGTACGGTGCGCAGGCTTCTCCCTCTGAGAAGAACAACCAGACCGTGAACGACAGCCCCGAGGCTGCTACCATGAGCTGGGAGATCAGCACCACGCCTGTGGATGTTCCCAATTTCAAGCCGACCGCGCATCTGGTCATCGACTCCACCAAGACCGACAAGGCCAAGCTCGCGAAGCTGGAGGAGATGCTGTACGGCACCGATGGCGACCAGGCCACCGAACCCACGCTTCCGATGCCGGAGAAGGTTATCGAGCTGCTGAAGGCTGCCGGCTGATCCACGGTACAAGAACTTCTAAAGCGGGGCTCTCTTCACCGAGGGCTCCGCTTTCTTTAATTTTTGAAAGGAGAAAGTATCATGCTTAAGAAAACCATCGCTTATACCGACTACAACGGTACCACTCGCAAGGAGGATTTTTACTTCAACCTGACGCAGGCTGAGGTGACTGAACTGGAGGTCTCTGTTGAGGGAGGCCTGGTCGAAATGATCAACCGCATCGTTGCAGCGCAGAATGGCAAGGTCATCATTGAGACCTTCAAGGACATCATTCTGCGCGCTTACGGTGAGAAGTCTCCGGATGGCCGTCGATTCATCAAGAACCAGGAAGTCCGCGATGCCTTCGCCCAGACCGAGGCGTACAGCAACCTGTTCATGGAGCTGGCAACCGACGCTAAGGCTGCGAGCGAGTTCGTCAACGGCATCGTTCCTCCCAAGACGGAAAAGGCAGCCCCGGCCGATCAGAGTGCCGAAGCTCCCGCTGTTCCTGAAAACTGATGATAATGAGGACCGGCGATGCTGAAGATCACAGTGCCGGCTACCGAATTGTTTGACGGGGTCGGAAACTTTATCAACACCAAGGAGCAGACGCTCCAGTTGGAGCATTCGCTGGTCTCTCTTTCAAAATGGGAAGCCAAATGGCACAAGCCTTACTTGTCCCGCAAGGCGATGACCATAGAAGAGACGATCGACTACATCCGGTGCATGACACTGACACAGAATGTCGACCCGAATGTGTATAAAGCGATCACTCCATCAAATTTGAAGACGGTCACGGAGTACATTGACGCTCCGATGACCGCCACGACCATCTCCAATGCAAAGAAAAAGGGTGGAAGCCGTAAAATCGTCACGGCAGAGGTCATTTATTATTGGATGATCTCCTACGGTATCCCGTTTGAGTGCCAGAAATGGCATCTGAACCGACTTCTGACCCTTATCAATGTGTGTAATGTGGAGGGGTCGCCGCCTCAGAAGCTTTCGAGAGCGGAGGTTGCCGCGCAGTATAAAGCGCTTAACGCTGCCCGACGGAAGCAGTGGAATACAAGGGGGTAATACCATGACAGAAAAAGAACTGAGAGCCAAAGTAGTCTCGATTGCAGAGAAGTATCTCGGATGCAAGGAAAGCAATGGCTCGCATAGAAAAATCATCGACCTCTATAACAGTCACAAACCGCTTGCACGAGGCTACCCCGTGAAATACACAGACGCCTGGTGCGCAACTTTTGTGAGCGCTGTGTTTATTGAGGCCGGCTTGACAGAGATCGCGCCGACCGAATGCGGATGCGGAGCAATGATCAATCTTTATAAGAAGATCGGTCGTTGGGAAGAGAATGATGCCTATATCCCCTCTCCGGGTGATGTTGTTATGTACGACTGGCAAGATAACGGCGTGGGTGATAATACCGGTTCCGCTGATCATGTCGGCATTGTGGTGAGTGTTTCCGGAAATTCCATCAAGGTCATCGAAGGAAATATGAGTGATGCCGTTGGGCATAGAACCTTGCGGGTGAATGGCAAATACATTCGAGGCTATTGCCTCCCCAAGTATGCTGCCAAAGCTGGTTCGACAGGTTCCAACACGACGACACAGCCGAGTAATGGCTCGGCAAGCAAGCCCGCAAGTGCTAAAAAGGCATCTGAGGCAGCAAGATCTTTCAATAAGACTTTGGCCGGTACTTATGTTGTCACGGCGAATGTTGGGCTGCATATCCGTAATGGTGCAGGAACCGGTAAGGCCAGTCTCGCCGTACTTCCCAAAGGTACAAAAGTTGCAAACTATGGGTACTACACGCTTGTCGGCAATATAAAGTGGCTTTATGTTCAGGTCACTTACAAGGGTGTCACATACACCGGTTTTTGCAGTTCTCAGTATTTGAAGAAGTAAACAAGTGCAATTTGGAGGAAAACATGATCACGTTCAGACAAAAGGGCGACTTCTCCAAGCTGACGAGATTTTTGGAGAGAGCCAAAGAAACGGTGCATCTCGGAGACCTCGATCAGTATGGCCGAGCCGGAGTGGCCGCTCTTGCGTCTGCAACGCCTGTTGACTCTGGAGAAACGGCCCAATCGTGGTATTACGAGATCACAAACAAGAAGGGTTTTGTGAGCATCTCGTTTCACAATTCAAATATTCAAAATGGAGTTCCAATCGCCATCATTTTGCAGTATGGGCATGGAACTGGAACCGGCGGCTGGGTAGCGGGACGTGATTACATCAATCCTGCTATCCGGCCTATTTTTGATCAAATCGCAAATGACGCATGGAAGGAGGTCACGAAGACATGAGCACAACGATCGACGAGAGAGTTGTTGAAATGCGATTCGACAATCGTCAATTCGAGGCGGGTGTGAAGACAAGTTTGTCCACGCTCGACAAACTCAAAGAGGGTTTGGATCTGGACGGTGCGGCTAAAGGTCTGAAGGGCCTTGGCGACGCAGCTAAAAAGTGCGACCTTTCGACCCTTAGCAATTCCGTCGAGACTGTTCGGATGAAATTCTCGGCGCTCGAAGTCATGGCGGTGACCGCCCTTTCAAACATTACCAACTCGGTCATCAATACCGGAAAACGGATGATCGAATCGTTTACATTGGAGCCTGTCAAGCAGGGCTTTGACGAATACGAGCTTAAGATGGGCTCTATTCAGACGATCATGATGAGCACCGGCGCATCGTTGGAGGAGGTCAACAAGTATCTTCAGGAGCTGAACACCTATTCCGATAAGACAATTTACTCTTTCCAGGATATGACCTCCAATATCGGTAAGTTCACGAATGCCGGCGTTGGCCTTGAGGATGCTGTTATGGCTATCCAGGGCGTGTCGAATGTGGCTGCCGTATCCGGTGCAAATGCAAACGAGGCTTCCCGTGCAATGTATAACTTTGCGCAGGCCTTGTCCGCAGGATATGTCAAGCTGATCGACTGGAAATCCATTGAAAATGCGAACATGGCAACGGTGGAATTCAAGACGCAGCTTTTGGAGTCGGCTGTTGCGTGCGGAACTTTGACGAAAACCGCAGACGGAATGTATAAGACCGTCAAGGGAAATGTCATCGACGCCACACATAATTTTAACGATTCTTTGCAGGACCAGTGGATGACGACGGAAGCTCTTGTCGGCACACTTCGTAATTATGCGGATGAAACGACCGACATCGGCAAGAAGGCATTCGCGGCTGCACAGGATGTTAAGACATTCTCACAGTTGATGGACACCTTAAAGGAAGCTGCGGGCTCTGGTTGGGCCAACACATGGGAGATCCTCTTTGGTGACTTTGAAGAAGCCAAGGAATTGTGGACGGGTCTTAGTCAGGCGATCGGCGGATTTATTGATACGCAGTCTGATGCTCGTAATTCGGTACTTCAGGGATGGAAAGACCTTGGCGGCAGAACCGAGTTGATCGAGTCTTTCAAGAATACGCTCAAGGGAATCGGGA